TCCAACATAATTACTTCTGAGTAAACTGAAATCTTGATTATACTCTTATTATTAATTTTGGTTCCTAGCGATACNTAGGGGCCACCACTGGGGTCTACCATACCTAAATTTAGTAGGTCAACTCCCTCTACACCTTCCCTACCACCATACCTAAAGTGATTTAGGTCACCTTCCAGAATGAACCTAGTGGGAGAGTCGGTGGAGACAAACTCGAATTTGTCCCCGTACCGATTTTTATATTCAGAGTTACTTTTATACATTATGCTACCGCCATTTCAACTGCAAGTTCAGCTGCGCGCTTCTTCTTGACTTGGTTTGCGCCGTACCATGCAGAAGTCATTCGACCATCCGCAGTACGTCCTAATCGGTGGTCAGTTAGATACGTAACTGAGTTAAACGCCTGCCACCATGAACCACGACCATACTCAGCACCCGGCTGTGTCTCTAACAACTCATATGCCTTCTTGGCATTTGGTGCGAGGTCGTTGTATACCTTAACTTCTTCTTTCGGTGCCTGTGAAGGGAAAAGTGAGTTGTAGTATTGAATAAGAGTGTCAGCAGTGAACTGTCGTTTGGACAACAACTGAGCCATCTCTTTGTATTGGTCAAACTTCTCATGAGCAAGACCCATAGTAATCTTAACTTGGTCAGCATCAAACGCACGGCGATGGTTAATCTTGGTTGAGTTAACCGAAGTTCCCTTTAGTGCAAGTGACAGACTGTTCATACAAGTTACACGAACCGGAGTGAATCGAACGTCAATTGACTTACCATACTCGTGTGGATTAGAGAACAACAAGTATGAATCGACTTGGTCTCCACCAAGAATATCGAACGACTCCTTGATTTTTGCCATCGCGTAGACCATCTTACCATCTTTCAGAGAACCCGCAGAACTCATCTCCATGTCACCGGCAGAGCAGTAATCATTGAAGAACTCGAAGGCTTGTTCGTTTTGAACGGGGTTCCAGTTACCACCGACCTGAGTCAGTACTTTGGAGTCAGTTGAACGGACGAGCGCTTCCATACCCGTAGCCACCTCTTCACCGTTGTGGTGTACGTAAGATGGGATTTTATCTACAGTCCAATCGACACCCGCTTTCTGCATCATCTGGATAGGAGTTAGGTCATTGGACACTTCGGTACCAATACCCCAAGGACATCCACCAACAGCAGCGGAAGTTTCAATTTGCAAAATGTTATTTGATACAGTCATAATATAGTTTCCTCATTGATTAAGTAGACATTATACACTTGTTTTCATTACTTGTCAATACTTATTTCAAAAATAAATGAAATTTATTCGGGGTGTACGTCACCACCACACCAATCCAACACCAGCTCGAATGCTTCTATCTGTTTGATGATGTACATAACATCCTGTTCAGGGTCTGAGTCAAAGATACCTATACCCTTACCCTGCCTACGTTCTTCCAAGTCGCGTTCGAAACATTCAATCATAAATCGCATTTCCGTTCGAATTATCTCATCGGTCTGGTCACTATCTAGCTCTATCGTCATAGACATATTTTATTCTCCATTAGAATATTAAATTAAGTAATATCTTTCTCGTAAATATCAATTCTGGACGCGTCCATTCCTAGATCAATCAGGTTCTGTTTAAGTTTCTCAGGGTCACGGACGTTCCACTCTATATGGCGTTCATCGTTATCGTCATACCACTCGACACACATTACCATTGCGTAAGTCATCGCGGCTGGCCAGTCGCGGTATAACTTGGGCCCCAAGTAATACAACTGTATTTCAATCGTTCATCAGGGAGCAAATCATCATCATGAATCAGACCATGATATGAAGAAACAACTATTGCGAAAGCTTCAATTTCTCTAAGCAAGTCAGCATCAGGTTCGCGAAGATAATCTTGGAGCATCCATAATAGTTCGTCACTGAGCTCAGAGAGAATAATCACCTCTTTGTCAAACTGTTTCTCATATGTTTCTATCTCAGCATCAGTAGGGGGGGTTTGCCCCCAATAACCAACTGACTTCTTCAGGGCGCTAAAGAAACCTTCTAGCGACTCCTTTTTTTGCCTCTTTTTTTGCCTAAAGTCGGCAATATTAGTTACGTTCATGCGACCACCTTCGCAGAGAATCGTGGGTACAATCTGAACGGTGCCTGTTCATTAAGAGTTTCACTGTAGATAGTCGGTTCAGGAAGTCCTCTCTCATCTAACGCATCAAAGTATAACTGAGCATCACAGTCACACTCTAGCCATACGTAGTGGTTGTTGAAGAACGAGTACTCAGAGATCTTGTTCATGAACCCTAGGTTCTCTACAGTGCGTACATCAACCTTCAGGTACGAATGGCTTGGATCAGAAATATAAGTGATTGCTTTCATTACACATCCTCCTTAACTTTCATTTTAGAAGAACTATGGTCGATTATAAGGTCGCGAACACGTTCACGGTCAAGAGAGTCGCCGTGACCCCAAGACTCGTAACGAGTAGGACTAGAACATATTTCAATGTACTTAACGATAGCACGTTCAACAACTTCAACGTTGAGACCCTCTACAGGGTACAGACCGTCATAGGCATAGAACGACAGAACATAGTTGCGGAATTTGGTGAACTCAGGGTTTTTTCTCAAACCGAAGTAATTACTAGACATAGTCAAATCTCTCTATTCATTAATTTATGTACCCATTATACTAGTTTTGATAGCATGATGCAAGCAGTAAACGTGACCCAAACAAAGAAAATGGTCACTTAGTCGACTTCTTCGATGGTGATACGGTACTTCTTACCGTTCATATCTACCACGTCCAGTCTCTTGGTAGTGGATATCATATAACCTTCTCTAGGGTCTAAGTCCATTTTCACGTGACCTACTTCGCGGACAACACCCCCACATTCACTGTAACCATCTTCCAACATGGCTGGTCTAATAATTGTGTGTGCGATGTAATCGCAGTATGCCATACCATTCTTATTCATTATGCTACCTCTTTCATTTGGGAGTAATATTTAAGTGATTCTTGATACGTCATCCAGTCACCCTTACAGGTCTCTACATGAGTTGTATAGTTTGACTGTTCACCGTCAAGGCGTTGTATCCAAGAAGATACCTTTCGTTTGAGAATGCCGTAAGCAGGCATGTACTCGGAATACTCGGTGGAGGATTGTGCAACCCACTCACCTTCGGGGGTTCTCTCCATATAGATTGGAGTTTCCCAATGTTCGTGGTGGTTTGATGCATCGAAGTCGATGGCATCGATGAGGTCTTGGCTGATGATGTACTCGCCATAGTATTCATTGCTTTGGTTGATGAGTGTGGCCAACTCACTCCAGTAGGCATCATCTTGTGCCTCTGCTAGAGTACAGTCGAAGAAGTAGGTGTTACCACCCTTCATCTTCCAATGTTGAGGGCACTGGCCCTGACCGTCCCACGCATGGGCACCATAGTTTTCACTACACTGTGTTTGAACAACAATCTTCATTATACAATCTCCAAGTCAGATAAAGAGTAACCACATAGGACAAAACCAGATACGCTATAGATAAGTGTCTCGGTAACAGTCATGACGTTGGTTTCCAAAGAACCTACAGAACCCATCACGAAGAAACCACCTATCAAACCTAACATCAATTTCATAATTTTCTCTCTCAACTCAATTTGTACAGACATTATACATCTTTTGGAAACGTCTGTCAAGACATTTATGGCACTATTATCATCTTTTTTTATACCAATATGGTATATTAATCCTCACATATATGCCAAATAATTCTTAAAAAGCCCTTGTGTTTTGGAAAGAAGTATGAGATAATGGCTGTACAAATTGAGTTGAGAGAGAAAATTATGAAATATGTCTACTACGTTCGAAACATGATCACTGACCAAAGAGTTAACGATATGACCTTTGACACTATGACTGCGGCATTGGCATGGAGGATGAGTATGGGTCGCTCGTTCATGAGTGAGACTTGGGTTGACTATAAGGAGGAGGTATAATGAATCACGAAATCGCTGATCTAATGAATGACCTTGTAATGCTAATTGAAGCACAAGAGTGTTACAATGAGACGTACTACAACAGTGAGTACAATCGAATCACCAATCGTATTGCTGAGTTAGGAGGTGTTAAATGAAAGTAACCGTTATCCACACCGCGTTTGAAAAATCTCCCCGCACCGTTGCCTTAGTTGAAGTTGGTGACCGTACTGGTGATGAAGCCCTTGAGTATGCATATCACCGAACCCAGAACATTGGTGGTTCATGGAGTCGTAGAGACGTTGAAAATAATCCGGACTATTCCGAAGATGTGTCCGTTATAGCAGACTTGCCAGTTTACGAAGGTGTGACATACGGTTTGCGGTCTACCTCGATGGGTGACCAGATGCTTCTTGGAACTGAGAAGTATAAGGTTGATATGGTGGGTTTCGAACTCATCGAAACATTCATCTAGACGTGGAAACTTTCTCCGCAACCACATTCGTCTTTAACGTTGGGGTTCCGAAACTGGAATCCTTCGTTAAGACCTTCCCTAACATAATCTAACTCAGTACCGTCTAGGTAGAGTAGACTCTTAGGGTCTATGACTAGTTTGACATCGCCGCATTGCATGACAATATCTTCTTCGTGAGGGTTGTCGACAAACTCTATTACATATGATAGACCAGAACAACCAGTAGTACGGACACCCAATCGTACACCCACACCCTTAGCGCGATGCTGTAGATGTGTGAGTATATGCTGTTCCGCAGCAGGAGTCATGGTGATACTCATAGGTTAATCTTTTGGTAAATGTTTTGCGTGAATTTTACAACCTATAAACGCGTTATAGAAATCATCTCTGAGTAGGACATCGTACTTAAACTGATATGATGCTTCGTAGTACGAACACTCCCCTTTGGTGCGGCAGAGCTTCAGAATCTCTCTCTTGAAGTTCTCTGCACCTTTCTCTTCAACCAGAGTTTTTACTTCCAGACTTGAACCAAAGTACTTCTTCCAGTCCGACACTACTCGCGTTTTTACTTTCCGCTTTCGTGTCTTCGTCACTGGCAGTGTTTTTGGTTTCCAAAAGAATTTCTTACCGATGTACTTCTTTCCCGTATCAAGTTCGGTAATCATATAAACGAAACCCTGATAGTCTTCAAGAAAAGTCTCATCAGGGTCAAATGTGTTGTCTTCGAATATCCATTCCATGCACATACTTATAAGTGCACTAACTTAGTACTCTTCGTGAGTAGATTCGGCATCTGCGTCAGAACCGCACATGGGACAGTGACGTGGGATTTCATCATCTTCGTAAAGTACCCGAATGACGCTTTGAATGTCGCATATAGGACACTCAATCAGATATTCGTTTTCCATTAGGCCACCTCTTGTTCCAACTCGTCCCAACCGTAGTCTTCGCCTTCCATACCGACCACTGAATATTCGGTCACACGTTTCTCAAAGAAGTTGTCGTGTGATGCTCCGTTCAGTACCCAGTCCAACCACGGTAGTGGGTTATTCTTTTGTTTGAACAGTGGTTTCATACCCAACTGAAGTAGACGGCGGTCAGCAATGTGACGGATGTAGTCGCGAACTTCTTTCTTGGTTAGGCCCTGTACACTGTTACCTTTAAACGCAAGTTGGATGAACTTGTCTTCTAGTTTGACAGCGTTCTCTGCCATCTGGTAGATTTTAGACTTTAACTCATCATTAACAATACGTGGATGTTCATCTGTGAACTCACGGAACAACTTTGCGTTACCCTGTACGTGAATGGTCTCATCTCGGATAGACCACTCAACAATCGTTGCCATACCCTTCATCTTTCCAAAACGTTGGAAGTTAAGTAACATGACGAATGATGCGAATACTGACATACCTTCGTTGAACACCGACTGTGCCAACGCAAGGGCAAGACCCATATGACTAGAGACGTTACCGTCCTTCATAAAGTCAATCTTATCTGCCATCTCAGAGTATTCCAAGAACGCGTGGTAGTCTTCGTCAGGTAGACCTAGAGTGTCATTTAATAGGGCGTACGCACGTTGGTGCACCCCTTCACGGTTCGCAAACGATGCTAACATATTGCGGACTTCGTTATTCTTGAACTTCGGTATTAGAAGTTCGTGGTAGTTCTCTCCTACCTGTACGTCCGACTGTGTGAATAGTCGCAGTACGTGTGTGATGAATAATTTTTCATCTTCTGACAATTTAGTCTTCCAGTCTTGAACATCTTCAGAGAGTTCTGCCTCATCTTCAATCCAGTGGATTTCTTCGTGTTTCTTTGTCAGTTCAACCGCCCAAGGGTACATGAACGGTTTGTAAGTTTCTGAAAGCTTTAGTAACGACATAATAGACCTTTTATAATAATTTGTATGTAGGCAACCTGCCCCTATCCTTCACAAGCTCGACACTCATCTCCATCATTTCCAACAGTATTTAAACTGATATCTGTCTTCAACTGAATCATAAGGTCTTCATAACCACCAATATATCTACCTTCTATGTAAATCTGTGGAACTGTCTTAACATCCTTTCGTCCAGTTACTTCTGCGGCAGTCTTCTTTATCACATCAAGGTCGATGTAATCAAAAACAACTCCCTGCAACTCTAACTCTTCGATTGCCTTGACACACCACGGGCAGTTAGATTTACCATAGATTATCGTCCGGTTGTCGTCTGCCAATGCAACTCGTTCGACTTTGTCGGATACCGTCTCCGCACGAGAACTCGCCTCGGTACGCAAATAGTATAGACCTTTCAATCCTTTCTTCCACGCGCTGAAGTGCACCTTATTGACATATGCCTTAGGTGTGCCCGATGGGAAGAATAGATTGACTGACTGACCTTGACAAATAAATGGTTGTCGTTCGGCCGCATGAGTCACCACCCAATTCTGGTCTAGTTCTTGCGCGGTCTTGTATATCGCCTTCTCCCCTTCGTTGAGGAAGGGTAGGTGTTGCACCGACCCCTTTTTGGTGATAATACTAGTCCACGTAGATTCGTTATCTTGACCCTTCTCTTTGAGGAGTTGGGTCAGATAAACGTTCTTCACTAGGAACGAACCAGCACGAGTTCTATGCGTATAAGCACATGCCTTCAGTGGTTCGATCGATGGTGACGTAGATAAAATGACTCCCGACGACGCGTTAGGTGCTATTGCTATTAAATGCGCATTACGCATTTCTGAACCTAAACCGTCTGAGTATTCACCTCGCTCTTTCGCAAGGAGCCGTGACTCTTCTACAGCTTGTGTTTGGATGTTCTCAAAGACAACCTTATTTATCTCTCGGGCTTTATCAGATTCCCAAGCGACAGAGTGCTTTTGTAAGAGTGAATGGAATCCCATTGCACCCACACCAATTGATCTTTCACGTTCCGCAGAGTATCTTGCTCTGGAGATGCTGTCCGGTGCGTTCTCAATAAAGTACTCAAGAACGTTGTCCAACATGCGAATCAAGTCTCGCACAATGTTGGTATCCTTCCACTCATCGTAGTATTCTAGATTGAGTGAGGAGAGACAACATACCGCAGTTCTATCTGGCCCTGTCGGTAAGTGAATTTCATTACATAAGTTTGACCCGTGAATCTTTAGTCCCTTATCCTTCAGAGGTTGGGGGAGCCCTCGATTCGCGGCATCAATAAAGTTTAAGTACGGTTCACCCGTACGGAACCGAACCTCAAGGATTCGTTCCCATAACTTACGTGCATCTACAGAATCTTTAACTGCACCGTCCTTCGGGTCACGTAAGTCGAATTTTTTGTTGTTTATAACCGCAGTCATAAACTCATCGGATATATTTATAGCATTGTGAATGTTCAGAGCTTTCCGTTGAACATCACCTGTCGGTATACGGATATTTAGGAATTCTATAATGTCTGGATGGCTTATGTCTAGGTATGCTGCATATGACCCCTTACGCGTCTTACCCTGACGATAAGCAATCATGTCGGCATCTACAGTGTGTAAGAACGGAATCGGGCCAGGCGCAATGTCAGAGACCGTACGAACGTCCGACCAATGGCCACCTACACCACCACCCATAACGGACAACCATCGCAGTTCCGAAGAGTGCTCGATAAGTCCCTCTAGAGTATCTGGTACATAAGTAAGGAAACATGAAATGGGCAATCCCTTCCCCTTGCCTTCAGCTGAAGGTGCGTTTGACAGTACTGGTGATGCAAACATGAACCATTTCTTGGAAACATATTCGTACAGTCTTCGTGCTAGGACTTCATCCAGTTGTCCTTTGTATATCGACCATGCGGTTGATGCTCTTGCATATGCGTCTTGTGGCGAATCTTCACCTTCTACCATATAGAAGTCTTTTAACATACCTACTGCATAATCAGTAAGTAAGTCATCCCTATCATATTTCACTTCGACTGTCATTAGTATTCCAAAATTTGGATTATCTTCCGTTTATAGAGAGATAACCACTTTCAAGTAATTTGTAAGGGAACTTACCACGAACCCCTTTATTATATTCTTCATCAGTAACGATGATGTACTCTAACAGAACCTCCCTGTCTAAGCACCGAGATTTGATATCACTCCAGTACTTATCAATATGTTTGTCCGTACCATCTGACACCACCACCACGAAAATTTCTTTCTCTTCATATGTGCAATATCGTACATTATACGCAATAAATACCTTTCTGTCAATGTCTGAGAGAACTTTATACAAAAAAGTATTGTCCTTCATATGGTTGGATAGTCCGGACATGGTTACCTATTTGCTGTAGTCATAAAAGGGTTCATCTTCTTCGTACTCATAGTCTTCGATGAGCATCTGTTTACCTGTCTCCCAGAACTTCTTACAACACTTCTCTATGTATTCTTCCTGTTTTTCGGAGTCAAAGAGGCCTTCCCACATCAGATGATTATCGAATGGGTTCTCTGGATTTTTTACTAGGAATCTTTCTTTGGATATTCTGTCAAAAACGGAGTAACCTTGCATAGCAACATAGATTACATTACTCTCACAGAATTGGTGTGGAACGAGTTCTTCAACAACTTCTTCGACATCATTCATCTTTTCGAGAATGACTATCTTGTAGTCAGCATGGTGCAGTAATTTCATAACATAATCCTTATCTAAGGTGTAGGATTATATAGTATTTAAACTACTTTGTAAAGGGCTTAATTAAAATTTATCTGGAAATATTCTTTTGAGTACTGCCGCAGCATCTTTGCGTTTCTTCTTGCGGTCATGTTTTTTACGTACTATGACAGTCTGGTCTGGATTATCACCGGCACCAGCAACACCTTTGGTAGTATTGGCAATTTCTTCGTCAAACTGTTTCATGAATTCTTCGTATGTTTTCATTTCATTATCTCGTTGGCAGAGAATAGAACACGTCTGCCTGTTCGTAAGTGGGTTCCTTCGAAAATTGAGATGCCCAAGATGTCATGGGATAGACTGTCCTCTGCGATGCGGATTTGGTCACCCTTACGTACTAGTTCGTCCGCAGAGTCCGTCATAGAGTCATTACGCATACGATAGACCCCTTGACCAACAGACCCGTTCTCCAATACGTACCATTGGGAACTCTCCATGAGAACATCCAAGATGTCAATACCTGACGCCTCATGAATCTTCTGGATATTAGAATCGGAAAGGTCTCCGTGTTCCTTAATCAATGCAAGTGCGGCACCATATCGTGCGACTACCGAAGAACCACCAGGCGCCTTAGCCATAATCTTCTTGAGGTTAAATACTAGACGATGGAACGATGTATAGTGGTCACGGTATGCTTCTCGGTCATCCATTTTGTCCATAGAGAAGTCTGGATTTTTCTTACCGTCCTTATCAATGATACCAGCTTTGAACGCACCTGTATCCTCGAACTTAGTAACGAGTAGTTTTAAAAATCTAATTGTGTAGACTACGTCTGCAGCTGACTTTAGGATGCCCATCTTATTTCTCTCAATTTCTCTACTACGTATTTATCCATTTCGATACCTGTAATGTCATCATTTTTTATCGCTTGAAGAAAAACAAGGAATGGTTTGATTGTTGGCCACTGGTCTAGTGGTACTTTTAACGCTAACATCTCCACCCCCGCCTCATATCCGAACACATTGAATATCACAATTAGGTGGTTTAGGATGAGACGCTCAGCGAGGTCACCGCTTTGGTGGTACCTATTAATAAGTCTCTTCACATACTTGAATCGTTTGAGGTCGTCAAAAAACTCTTCCCCATCAATATGCGTAGGGTTGTAATAATGTTTTGCAGCGTACACAATAAGGTTATTTTTGTTCAACTTCATAGTATGGGTCTTTAAACTCATTTAATGTAAAGTCCGGCAGTTCCGGTTCCATCTTATTTAGTTCTTTGATAAGAGGTTCCATCCATTCCCAATCCGGCATTTCTTTTCGTGTAACACTATATTCGTTTGAGATGTATATGTAACTGTACTTAGGACTTTCATTACGTATCTGCATATCTAGTTTGCCTTCGTGGGCAAGCTTCTTTAATAGATGGAACTGTACGATATCTTCCCCGACAACGAGGTTTGGGTTGTAGTTCATCATAGTAGCAGATTTACGAGAGAAGAACACTAAACGATTTAGAGTATTGCGTCGGTCACCATGACGTATCGCAAAGTCATGAAGATATACCTTGTTCTCTAACCAGCGCCGAGCATCCTCTTTAGATAATGTCCCCTCACAATATCTGACCAAACTATTAACCCCATCTTCCGTCACTCTGGATTTATATTTACGGACATCCTGTGCGTCTATCGCATGAGAAAACCCTGGCCGATAACTAGGAGGAATAAACATATGTTTCCTAACGACAGTTTGAGAATCTACTTGTTTTCTAAACAGGTCTAAGAAACCCTCTTGATAATTTTGGACGCATAACTGATTGTACAGACACACAACATCTGGAGGAGTTTCTTGATAGGCAGTGGTTCGGTAGAGGTTTCTACCATAGGGAGTGATGAGGTCATCTCCGTCGACATGTACCATATACTCGTTGTCACTCTCTAGAAAGAGCTTCAGTACAGAGTTCTTACCTGTAGCGGGAGTACCATCGGATTCGGTGATATGATATTCAATATCGTTAGACGCACAAAAACCCGCAGCCTCATCAGAGTACCCTTTATTCAAGGTATTGATTACGACTACGGTTTCGTTAGATTTTAGAGTTTCAAATTGTCGAGCGAGAGCATTAAGAGACCCGCTCGTCAAGACATAATATTTAAAGGACATGGGTTATCCGTGGTGGATTCCAGCTTCCTTCAGTTTCGCAACCAGTACGGACTTTCTGCGGCGGCGGTCTAATCGTACACCGTTCGCTGCACCTAGTTCATCTAGTTCACGTTTAGTCATATCTTCTATCATCTGAAGTGGCGTTGCTGCCGGAGACCTAACAACTTCGTTTGGAGGGTCTTGACGGAACAGGTTCATTACGTAGTGAAAGATAGTAGACATCATAATTTAATCCTCAATCATTTATTTTTTTGGTGGAGTCTTATCACCGTTCTTTAGATTGTCAGCGCCACTTCGAGCAGGAGATTGTTTCATATCCTTACCGCCCGCTTTAAAAGTAACATCGTGACCTTCTTCTTCTTGGTCTTCGATCTTCTTATCAGACTTCTTGTGCATATCAATGACTTTCTTATCGTGTTCAGAAGAATGGTCATCATACTTCTCACCATCTGCTGCGATTTTCTTAGGGTCATTTTTTGCTTCAACAATCTCAGTCCACATCTTTTCAAACGCAGAACGAGTGTCCACACTTTCAATCTTAGAGATCTCTGCTTTCTTATCAGCAGTCTTAGGATTCTTTTTGATATCAGAGTCACCATCAGCTTCTGGTTCTGCTTCTGATTCTTCATCATCCTTTTTCTTTTTCTTAGGTGGAAAAGGTTTCTTTTCAGACTCTTCCTCATCACCCTCTTCTTCGTCCTTCTCTTCCTTCACGGCAGGTTTCTTACCACCGTCAATAGCGTCATCAGTCGCCTTACGCTTCTTGTGAAGGTATTCATCCGAAGAATCTACGTCACCATCGTTGTCGATGTCCTTGTCCTTACGGTCTTTGAACTTCTTATCGTTCTCTGCATCGTTGACAGGGTCGAGTTTCTTCTCTTCAACTTCCTTTTTCTTCTTGTCAGTACCGCAAGCCTCTGCGATTTGTTCCTGCTCGGAGACCTTCATCGACAAGTAAGCCTCCATAATTTTATTGATATTCGACATCATCAGTCTCCGTTAAATATTATGCGTCAAAAAATATTTTGACTACTACACCAGCAAACACGGTTGCGGATAATGTAATAATATATTGCATCACCTTAACTGTTTTACCTTGTTCTTGAATAGAATCTTCCATATCATCCATTCGCATGGAGAAACGGTTCATCCGTTCGAAATGTTGAGAATTTGCTTTCTCCATGTTGATTAATTTTTCTTCTGCCCGAGCGAGGTCGATCATTGCATCAGAAAGTTTATCAATCTTATCTTCGATTCTTGCGAGTCTTTGTTCTTCACGTTGCACATGGTCTATTAATGTTGAGTTATCTGCCATTTTCGATCAGCCCATTAATGTGTATTATATAAGTCTTGTTTGATATAATTGATAATATAGTTATTATATACAGTTGACTTATTAGTTAGAAGTTACGGGTGTATTTATACGAATTAATTACCATGCACGGCACGACCAATAACGCGCCTTCCACTTCGGGCCAGGGTCTGCACAATTGTGCCTCGCCCTGAAACTTTTTCTACGAGCAGGGATGTCTTTCTTAATAGTCATGTTGGGGTCACCAAAACTGACCTTCACAACATTACCCTTTTCGTTCTTGGTATATACGTAGAACTTCTTAGAGCCACCACGTACGGGTTTATTCAGAGTAACAGTATTACCCTGATATTCTGCTTCAGTTAGTTCGAGTTCTTCGTCAAGAGACGCACATGACTCGCAACAACCTTCATCTATATACTGTTTAAATTTTTTCATCAGTGTTCATTTATCCAACGTTCGACTTCTGCCTTAGCAGTAGCAACATTCCTATATCCAGTTACGGGATATCTCGGAGTGTCTCCACTCTTATCGAAGACAGTGGGCAAGACTTTCTGACTACCGTCCTTATTGAACTTCATAGAGTCCATACCAGACAAACGAATCTCGAACTTACCATCAGAAGTAACGTGTTTGAACACTTTCTTTTTACCATCCCAACCGTCAGGAACTTTCTTCCATTTGATCTTGGTAGACTCTTCTAGATGTGTCTTAAATGATTTCATTTTTGTACTCAGTTCAGTAAGAATCTTTCTTTGCTCTCATGCGTTCTTGATGTTTTTCAATCGCTTTACGTCTAGCAACTGCTTTCAAGTCTGTCTTGGCAGGCTGGGAAGCCATAGCGACTTTATCACGTCTGTGCTTAGGAGTAGTCTTAATTGCATGTGTAAGACGGCGATAATCATCGTCCTTTGCTTCTTGTACAGACTCTTCACGCATGATACGACCACCCTTCACTTTAAATCCGTTATCTTTTAGGATCTTTGTGATAGTTGTCTTCTTTGTTAGGTCGTCCATGTTCTTGAGAAGGTCAAGTAAACCTTTCATTGCTTTGTCTTGGACACTCGATGCTGAATTCATAAACATCACACGTACAAAGGCAGCGGCCTTCTCGAATTCAATACCTTTACTCTTGTGCTTCAAGAGTTCCTTAGACATCTTTTCAAAATCAATTGCTTCCGACAAGTCTGTAGATTCTTTTATATCGTCCATTAAAGCCTTTACGGTCTTCATGTCCAGACCCATCTTCTTAGCAATCCACTGTGCAGATTTACCTTGGTCGATATAGTCATGAAACTCTTTCATCCTACCTTCTTCAAGGTCTACAGACTCGTTACGCTTAGACTTCTGAAAAGCATTGTATTCTTTACGTCTCTTAGCATCTGCTGCTTTCTCAGCAGGAGTCATCTGTGATACTGGTTTCTTACCTTCCTCAACAGACTCTTTCATCGAACCAAAGCCTGGGTCGAACCCAGTAATGTCACGAAGGTTGGCAGTTGCGGCAAAACGAAGGTACTTTAACTTAACACTTCTACTCTCAAACTCTGCGTAATCAACATCACCAGAACTTGATGCTTGTGTTAGATGATACATCAATCCACGTTTAACATCAATCTTAATTAGAGGAAAGAGGTCACCTGCCATACTGTTGCGAGTAGCATAACGGAATACTGTTTGACCAGTCTTGACCTTTGCTTCCTTACCGACATACTTCTTGTCTCCCGCATCCAGACCGAACAACACGATACCGTCTACCTTACCAGTACCAACTACACCGATCACTTTGTGACCTTTCTTTTCTCCGTAGGCAACTACCTTTTCTTCACCCCAGTTACTAGGTGACTTATCTAAGAATTGTTGGTATGCTTCGTCAAGTGTCTCGCGCATTATCAACTTCCAACCTTGGCGCTTCATCTTGTCTGCTTCTTTACCGTCAACCTTGCGAGTATATGGGCCCTTCTTCATGGTATAGACTTCCGCACCTTCTTCAAGGTAGGTCGTGGCCCTTTTTTCTACAATCTTTCTTTCGTTAAGAGTTCTTAACTCACTAAAAGTCTTCACGTTTAACTTCCTCTTGATGCACCACGAATCATTTTCGTTGCTGCTCGATTTGTATTGTTTATTTTTAAATTGGGGCCTTGCGTCCCCATTGTACTAAATTGGTTGTTTTCAAAACTAGTAGACTGTAACTTTTCCTTCTTGGTTTGTGACATTTTTTTGTTACGTGGTTTCTTAGTCTTACTCATAACTAATCCTTATGCTAAATCTTTGTCGTGGTTAAGACCACCCTTCTTCTTTTTAACTATGAAGGCGTTTACTCGTGCGTGACCCCATTGTTGTGGTGTCGTGCCTGGACGGTGACCCGTCTTCCATGCTGCGACTCCACGGTTATAAACCTTTTTTAGAGTCTCTGGAGATATACCTGACTTCTTTGCCTTAGAAGCGATACCGTCTGGGCCTTCTTCCAGATCTAATGTATCATACACTGAATAACGACCTTCGTCAAGGTATTTCTTAAAATTAATCATGGTTTCCAATCTCCTAACATATCGTGAAGTACTTTATCGTCCATACCCGCATATGTCTTGGCGACCTTCTGTGCATAATACTGTGTACCATGACTCAGTTTACCTTGAGAGTCTTTGCTCTTACGGGTCAGAAGTTTCTTCAAGGTCATCAACGCATGTTGGTATTGTTTTTTGTTCAGGGTCTTAGACTTTATTTTATCCATGAACCCTTCATTAACACCTACGATATTCTCTTCTGCAACACAATCAGGAACTGTCTTATCACCTTTCTTTTTCATACCGACTTGCTTGTAACCGTCCCAACAATCTTCGTCATACATGTCTTTGAATGACTTGGTATACTTTGATGGTTTGGTCTTAGCGGCCGCATCGCCAGGTGCTGGTTTGTATGCAGAGGAATCGTCATCTGCTTTCTTACCATGCTTTTTGAAGTGTGCGTCACGTTTCGCTTTCGTGGACTTTGCAAGGCCTTTGTGATAACGAGCCGGTTGAGTACCTTCTCGGTCTTTTATATCGGGGTCTTGTCCTTCATACTGGATGACTGGACTAGTTGTCTTAAACCCTTTCTTACGCATTATAGTCTTGTTAACCATTTCGAACTCACCGTTCTTATAGTTTACAACGACAGGTAAATTTAGGTCTGACTGCATATCTTTCAATACCGCCTCAGCATCCCCATGCTGTTTTACACCTTTGCCCTTGTTCTTTGCAATCTTCTTGAACAACCGTTGAAGTTCCGTTACCTTAATAGCGGGTTTGTTACGGGTATCATTCATACGGTCTGCGAAGTGTCGCGTAAACTCGATGTCGATATTGAACTTCTTCAATAGACGGTCACCGAACTTTTCTAAATCGTTAAGTTGCCCTTGGGTCACATCTTCGGAGATTAACTCCACAGATTCTAACCACTTGCGCATCTTCTTGCCTTCGTTAGTCTCAACGATGACATAGTTTGCACCTAGGATAGATATGGTAGCAATCTCATCACTTTCTTTGATTACTACCACATCCCCTACCTCGAACAATTCTCCTTGCACGAACTTCTCTCGTGTTTCGGATACTGTCTCAAGTTCTAGGTGATTACGGAATTCACTGGCTTCCTTTAGTCCCATACCCTTACGCACATCGTTAAACAACTTGCGTGTGTCTGGATTTGACATGGACTTAGGAACACCTTGCGAGAAAGAAACAAAATCATTATTCGTTGCGTTCTCTCTTTGTTTAGAAGCAGACATGCCTTCAACACCAGTAGCGTCTGGATCTCTCTTACCGGCAGATACCACCTTGATGTTCTTGAAGTTATAAAAACCATGTCTTGCTTTCTGTCCGTTGTACTTATTCAACAGGACATCAAATTCTGTAATTCTGTCGTCACCTACAACCATAGTTACTGACTTGTAACCTTGGTCATATAGTGCGACCATGGCGTTGATAGCGGTCTTGACAGACTTATCCACCATGATATTCCGTGCATGTTTCGGAAACATTTTTCTTGTGTGTTTGATTTTATCAGAGTACGATAGCGGATTCTTCTTTGCGTCTTGTGATTGGGACACAAATACTTTATAGTCTGCTTTCCCAGACTTCTTCGCTAACATATCCATTACCTTGCCGTGACCAATCGTAGGAGGATTCATACGACCAAACGTGAAGTATACTTCGCGTTCTTCTTCGACAAGATATTGACTAAAATTCTTAATCACTTGTTATCGCCCTTAGACCTGTTTCTCTTGCGTTCGATTTCTTGTTTACGAACGACCTTTACAAGTTTCTTAGCTTGACGATCTATGCGTGACTGTACCGCAGGTTTTTCGAGTCTCTTCTCTATACTCTTCTTGCGAGCAACAGACATCTCACCTTTATCCTGTCCCTTAGTAATCTTAGAGACCATAGCTTTACGCGCCTGTCGGCGAGCACGCTTCTTTAGGGTATCCATAGAGGCGAACTTTCTCTCGGCACGCTTACGTGCCATTGCGATACGAGCTTTATTTTTTTTCATTCGCATCGCCATTTTACGGCGTTGCTGCATATCTAAAACTTCAGATATAAGATCTTTAAATGACAACATGTCATATAATCCTTCTGTTGGTTTATCCCATTATTATCTTCGGGCTGAGTCCCAACCCTTTAATATATTAGGTGAAAAGTTGTTGTATGAAAATTCCATACGGTCAACAAGTTTCACCGCATCACCACCAAGCGTATCAATTGCAACGTATCCCTCTTCACCAGTCACTTTGTAACCATTAGAAGTTTTCACGAATGTATCAATCGATTTAAGTTTGTCTAAACTATTTATAAGTTTTAATTTCACTAAAACTATTAATTTTTGCAATTCAAACATCTTAACTAGGTTTGCCTTGTTTGTATCAGAGAAAAACTCCATTTCATCTTTCATTTTGGCAATCCAAGTGTCCTTACCACGTTGAGATTTCTTGCTTGCAATCTCTTTTTTGTAATACGCTTGCCTATTACTTATCAATCCATTAACGTGCTTTCTTGAGTCCGGAAGTAGTGCACCCGCACGTACGAACGAGTTATTATATGTCTCAATCTTTTGTGCGAACTTAGGATTCTCTGCAACTGTCTTGAGTGTAGTGGCAGAGGTCTGTTTGAACAGAGTACCAATCTGTGTCAAAAGTTTGTTGACCTCTTTGGTCTCACGCTCTGACATCGTCGCGTTAGTTGCATCCTTCAACATTGCGTCCTGTGACCAGACATTACGAGACTTCTTTAACTTACTAACGTCTACACCGTAGTCTGCTGTCATGTTTTCAAAAGAACTGCCTTTGTAAGTGGTGTGCCAGACGATACCAATCTTTGCATCACGTATTTCTTTCGCTTGGTCATAAGGTACTGCATATACGATTGACTGCGGGTGGAACACACTGTACTTCTGACCGTCGATAGTTTTAGTAGTCACGTCGCCATCACCGAACATAAAGTCTCCTTGGATAACGCCCTTAATCCCTAGACTAGGTAGGTACTTGAGAGCGTCCTTTAACTTAGTGTTTAGGTCACCCGACGTGTCTGCGTCGATGTCTGCATCGGTCTTGTAGACCTTTGGGTTCTTGTTGAAGATGCCTTTCTTAGCAACGAAGAACTCGCCGTCGGTTGGGTCAATACCACAAAATACAGCAGGAGCACCGTCCCACTTAACTGAGACACGACCACCGCCAGAACCAGCAAGTAGGTCTCGGAGGCCGCGCAGAGCATTGATTGCCTGACGCGTACCATCGACTCCACCGTACAGGACTTTGTCCTCGATGTGAGTCATGTGCGTGTTCTTTTGTTCCGTGATGAAGTCTGCGAAGGTTTCCATTATGCTGGGTTGTCCACTAAAATAATATCGAATGTTGCAGATACCTGTGTTGCCTGACCAGCTTCAACGTCGATTTTAATGTCGTGTTTTTCTGGCACAACTAGAGGCACCGGATATTGAATATCCAGACTTTGTCCGCCTGCAGCATTTAAGTTTGCTTTGATTCGGAACACACCACCATTTAGAATCTCACGACAGAAAAGACGGTATGTCATACGCGAGTTGGTAGATGCTTTATCAGAACCCAAATGAATCCCCAAGATATAACCAGTCTTTCCGGCAGGGACTGTGTATGTTGCCATCAACGTCTGACCTAGTCCAGATTGGATCTTTGCTGCAAGGTCTCCGCCTTGGTTGATAGTGATGTCACTTGCGTTTGTAATCGTCGACATTTTAGCACGGAACACACGAGAGAACGTCAAGGTGCCTGTGCTACCAATCGCGATGGTCTCACTCTGTAGGTTGTAGTCTGCATCTAGTCCATCGACTATTACAGTCTCTCCAACTTCTGTTGCAGATGACACAGAAACCACACCAGCGTCTGGGTATGGGTATTCGACATCACCATCATTACCGTCCCAGATAGTTCCGGCCGTTACGTCTCCATCGGTCGCACCAAACTTGTTGATGTGACTGTATCCGGTAAGAGCACCAGCTGCAAGTGGAATATTACTTGCCGCACCAGAGGTGTTTAATAGATTACCGTCTTTGTCCGCAATCATCACGACTTCGTGAAGGTCTTTGTTGAATAAATTTTGTTGTCTTACTACGCTAAATTGTGCCATGAGAAGTCTCCTATAGTAACACTTTTCCTGTTGCCGGTTTGCTTTTA